TAGCATCAGCTGTATCTGGACCCATTGCTGCGGTTCAAGCCATAATTTTAAAAATAGTTGCTTTATTAGAAAAAGTTGATTTACTTATTATGTTATGTAATCCTAATGCTACTCTAACATCCACCTCTAAAACTATCCAAGATACAGCAGCTAACGAAATTTTAGCAGATGATGGTACTTATAAAGGATTTATTTTAGAAATCGAAACTAAAAAATACACAGATACTGTAAACCAAAATAGAGCAGTAGGTAAAAATAAATCTGGAATAGTAATGATAGCAACAGAATATTCTTTTGCTTCAAATCCTAACGTATTAATTAACGAACTTAAATTTATTATTGATAGAGACGATTTAAAAGCCTACTAAAACTAATATTTATAACATATGAAAAGCACAGAACTTAAAAAACTAATTAAAGAAGCGGTAAGAGAAGCTATTCAAGAGGAACTAAAAGATATCCTTCTTGAAGCAGTTAAATCACCCAAAGCCCAAATCTCAGAAGGAGCTTCAGTTTCTCCTTCTGTGGCCAAACCTGACCCACAAGCCCAAAAAGCATTCAGACAACAAATGTTATCCCAAATGCAAGCTGGAAATGGTAATATGACTTTAACAACAAATGATGCAGGTACATTTAGACCCGTTGGTGGCTCAACAGCTGCTGAAGGTTCAGCTTTACCTGGGGGAAATGTAGGTTTAGACCAAATTATGGGTTTAATGAATAGCAAATAATGGCTTATAATGCTCAACAAATATCGCCTATTGATTTTCAACCTAGTGTAGGTGTTGGGGTATCCTTACCTTTTAATGGTAATTCTTGTTTTAATACTACTTTTACTACACAAGAAGCAATTAAATCAAATTTAATTAATTGGTTTTTGTGTAATGAGGGAGAGAGACCATTAAATCCTACTTACGGTGGAAATTTAAGAAAGTTTATTTTTGATCAAATTACAAGCGAAACTTTAGATTTTTTACAAGAAGATTTACAATCTCAACTAGCCACTTATTTCCCATCAGTAATATTGGATGACATTGAAATCTCAACCCAACCTGATTATAATACAGTTAATGTGGTAATCAAATATAGTGTTCAAAATACCAATATAAGTGACGAATTAAATATAACATTTAACTAATGGCAGTAAATAGAGACATAAAATATATTAATAGGGATTTTACTAATCTAAGACAAAGTTTAGTAAACTATTCAAAAACTTACTTCCCTACTACTTATAACGACTTCTCAGAAACATCACCAGGTATGATGTTTATGGAAATGTCGGCTTATATTGGTGATGTTCTTTCATTTTACCAAGATAATCAATTTCAGGAAACATTCTTACAATATGCTCGTGAAGCTAAAAACTTATACGATTTAGCATATATGATGGGATATAAACCTAAAGTAACAGGAGTTGCTATGGTTGATATTGATTTCTACCAAACTGTCCCATCTTCAGGTTCGGGAGCTAATCAAGTACCAGATTACAATTATGCTCTATTAATTAATGAAAATTCTCAAATTTCTGCTCAATCAAATGGTAATATTAAGTTCCTAGTTGAAGATCCAGTAGATTTTGATACTTCATCTTCATTAGATCCTACAATAGTATCTATATACGAACAAAGCGGTACAACTGTTAATAGCTTTCTTTTAAAAAAGACTAGAAAAGCCATTTCTGCTGCTATTAATACTACAACGTTTTCATTCACTTCCCCCCAAGAATTTGCTACTCGTACAATTACAGCCAATAATTTAATTGGTATTTTAGATATAGTTGATGCTGATGGGAATACTTGGTATGAAGTAGACTATTTAGGTCAAGATATGGTATATGATTCTATTAAGAATACTAACCCAAATGACCCAAATACTTACACAGATATAGACGCTCCTTATTTATTAAAAACTAAACAAGTTGCTCGTAGATTTGCTACACGTTTTACAAATTCTACAACCTTACAAATCCAATTTGGTGCAGGTACGAGTACAACTACAACTGAAGAAGTAACACCTAACGCTGATAATGTTGGTTTAGGTTTACCATTTGAAAAGAATAAACTCACAGCTGCTTACTCACCTCAAAACTTTATTTTTAATAATACTTATGGTATTGCTCCCTCTAATACTACTTTAACAGTTAGATATTTAACGGGAGGAGGTGCAAGCGCTAACGTATCTGCTGGGGATTTAACTACATTATCTAATAGCACTGTTACTTTCCAAACTACAGATTTAACGAGTAATGTCGCTGATGATACATTTAATTCACTTCAAGTAAATAACCCAAGAGCAGCTTCCGGAGGTAGTGATGGTGATACAAATGAAGAAATTAGACAAAATACTATATCTAATTTCTCAACCCAAATGCGTAGTGTAACGCAAGATGATTATTTAGTTAGGTCACTTTCTATGCCTTCTAAATATGGAGTTGTATCAAAAGCATATATTGAAAAAACTAAAATCGACAACTTACTCCCAGGTGAAATACCATCTACATTAGATTTATATATTTTAAGTCAGAATGCTAATGCTAATTTAGCAACAGCTTCTTCAACATTAAAACAAAATCTTCAAACTTATTTATCACAATATAGAGTAGTTGGTGATTCTGTAAATATTAAAAATGCCTTTATCATTAATATAGGTATTGATTTTGAAATAACAGTTAGACCTAATTTTAATAGTAATGAAGTATTAAGAACATGTTTAACAGAACTTAAAACTTATTTTAACATTAATAATTGGCAAATTAACGAACCTATACAGAAAAAAGAAATTTTCTTACTTTTGGATAAGGTTCAAGGTGTTCAAACTGTTAAAAAAGTAGAAATTTCAAATAAAGTAGGAATATCTTCAGGATATTCTCAATATGCATATGATATTGAAGGTGCTACATTAAATGATGTAATTTATCCATCTTTAGATCCTATGATTTTTGAAGTAAAATATCCTAATAGTGATATTAAAGGGAGAGTAGTAACATTATAATTATGGGAATTTTAGACAAATATAACGAACAATCCTGGAGTTTAGCATATTACCCTCCTACAGGTAATACTCCTGTTAGTGGGAGAAGAGGAGCAACTGAAGCTAGACTTGATGGACCCGATGCTAAACTAGCAAGTTCTTTTGATAAAACTAGTTTAGATTTAGAAAATTCATCTCCGTTAGGAGGCCCCATTAATGTTCCATATACTACTAAAGTTGGAAGTGAGACTGTATCTAAAACAACTACCCAACCCTATACTCCTAAAAACACATATATAGATAATTTACAATCTCAAGAATTAATAGATAGAGCTAGAGACCCATTTAAATAAATACCATGGCAGTATATAAAATTTTCCCATATAAAGATACTAGCTTGTATTCAATGTTTCCTACAATGAATACGGGTATAGACCCTATTAATCAAATCTCAAACCTTAATTTTGCTATTGATACCCAACCCTCAGTAGCTAGAACTATTCTTGCGTTTGATTCTGATGAAATTACGGATGTAATTGAAAACACTATTGGAAGTACAGATTATACTACTAGATTAAGATCTTTTATTGCTACGGCACAAGGTATAGTTGAATCTTCTATTTTAGAGGTTTGGCCTGTAGCTGTTCAAGCTGATTCTACTAATACTTGGAACCAAGGTACTGGTACTTATTTAGACCAACCCTTAACTACAGATGGAGCTTGTTGGGAGTCTCCGTTTTTTGCTAATAGTAACCAATGGCCTATTGGATATACAGATACTACTTACGGTTATATTTCAGGTTCATATGATAGCCAATATGCTACTATAGGAGGGGGAGCATGGTTTACAGGATCTGCTACTACTTCTACTTTTAATGTTACTGCTTCATTCGGTCCTAGAAGTGATAAAGATTTAAATATTAATGTAGATGATATTGTTCAAGCATGGACTAGCTCTGAACTACCTAATCATGGATTTTTATTAAAATGGGAAGATAATGCTGAATTTAACACCAGTAAATTAGTACAACCTGTAATGCAATATTATAGTGTTGATACTAATACTATTTACCCCCCACAATTAGAATTCAGATGGGATGATTCTGTATGGAATACTGGTTCATCATCAACCACAGTACTAAACGAACAGAATATGTACATTTCACTAGCTGAAAACCCAGGCATATTTTATTCAGAAAGTTTTAATAGATTTAGATTAAATGTAAGACCAAAATATCCACCTCGTGTGTATACAACTGGATCTTTATACACTAAACAATATTATCTCCCATCAGGTTCAGCATGGTATGCTGTAAAAGATTTAGATACTAATGAGTATGTAGTTGAATTTGATAATAATCATACTAAAATTAGTGCTGATGCTACTTCAAGCTATTTTGATTTATATATGAATGGTTTTGAACCTGAAAGATATTATCAAGTACTAATTAAAGTAAATGCTGGTGGTAGTACAACAATTTATGATTATGAATATTATTTTAAAATAGTTAATGGATAATGCAAACCAAGGCTCCTTTAAATAAAAATTCATTTGAAAAAAGACAGTATGAACAAGTAATCAATACTTCTTTTAATCAATTAGTAGCTACTGAAAATGATATTACGGTAGATGATACTCCTACTGTAACCGAATTTTTCCAAGACTATAATACTTTATTTTTTGATATACCCAAAACTGGGGAAAATTCACATGAAACTTTGATAGTTCAAAGTACTGAGTATATTGGATATTCTCCTATAAATGAAGAAATTACAGCTTTAACAGAAGAAATTACTTCATTAAGAGAACAACTTTTAGAAGCAAGACAACAATTATCAGAAGTAGCACAACTTACAACAAATGGCTGATCAAACTCAAATATATACACTTAATCCTTTAACTTTCTCCTCAGAAACTTATTCTCCGAGTGATGAAAGTTTAATTAATTCTGTAATTGAAGATAATAATTTTGACCCTTCTACGGATTATGTTGAATATTTTATCTATAGTCTTAATAACCGAATAATTTATCCTTTTGGTAATGATGGTACATTCAGCCGTTACACACTTTTAGATAACGAAATATATATTAACCCAGATGTTGATGTTGAAACTTCTGGGATCACAACTGGTACTGTAAATTCACTTTATAATTTTTATAGAAAGTGGTTATATTCTTCTCCACAATCTACTTATTATATTAAAGAAATTTCTTCAGATAGAACTGAAATTAGATTAGATTCTAATATTATTTCTAGAGAAGATATAATTACTTCTACTAACGAATTTATTTCTTATAGAGAACAAGACCAAACCTTTCCAGATTTTTATTTAAATTTCGGTTCTAATAAGTTATATATTGCTAATAATATTTTATTAGATACAGATGGCACGGTATTAATTAAATTATACGAACCTCTTCCAACAGAAATTTCGGTAAAAACTTCACTTTGGGTTGTTGAAAAAATTTCTAATGGTTTAGCATATAGAATAGAATTTCCAAGAGTAGTAGAATCATTTGCTCCTTCTTATATCTCAATTAGTGGTCCTAATCTTAACTTAAGTATTAAAGATGAAATAAACAACCCAACAGAAAACGTTGATTTGTCATCTTTTACATCCCCTAATAGCCAGTCTCAAGCTCAAATTGATTCATATTTTGATGATCCTAGTGTTAATATAAGTGTTGATTACTCTGATTTTTCAAATTTTGTTAATTTTTCTTCTGCAAGAGCTAGATTAGAAAATTTTTGGTATAAAATTAGTTTAATTGAATCTGCTAGTGAACAAATAGTTAGTCAAAGTTCTGCAACAGTTACTACTGCAACCTCATCTAGTTTATTTCATCTTAATCAAATAGTAGATAATACTATTATTAATTTTGATAAATACGAATACTATCTTTACTTTGAATCAAGTTCAGATACATACCCTAAATCTAATACTGAACCTCCATACGAAAATGAATCAACGGGAAGTAATGCAGCTATAGATTGGTATGAAAATAAACTAACCGAAGCTGATAATTATGATGAATTTAACGCAAACTGGTTAAGATATTCAATCCCAGAATTTATTAGAAATGATTCTTCAAATAATCAATACCTTACATTTACAAATATGGTTGGTCATTTTGTAGATGATAACATTTGGATTTATATTAAAGACACTACAAATAAATGGGATGCTGATAACCGCATTAATTATGGTGTATCTAAAGATTTGGTTGCTCAAGTCTTAAGAGACATGGGTGTTAAACTATACCAAAACAACTTTAGCTCAACTGATTTATACTCAGCATTCTTAGGTTTTACAGATTCAGGTAGTTTATTCCCATTCCCTTATATGACGGGATCACTTCCAACTCCTAGTGGATATGAATATATTTCAAATTTTATATCGGCTAGTGATGAGGTTGTGCCATTAGATGACATAAATAAACGCATTTACAAGCGTATCTATCACAACCTGCCGTACTTATTGAAGTCAAAAGGTACCGTCGCTGGTCTGCGTACTTTAATAAATGTATATGGTATCCCTGATACGGTTCTTCGCATTAGTGAATTTGGAGGTAAAGATAGAATTAATGTAAACGATTGGGATCTTTGGAAACATCAATATAATTATGCTTTTCAAACTAATAATAATGGTTATATTACTTCAGATTGGATTTTAAACTCAGATTGGAATACTGAATTTTCAAGTAATCCGGGATCTATCCAATTTAGATTTAATGCTGGTTTAGCAGAAAATGCTGTTGCTTCTCAATCCTTATGGAGTTTAGATAATGGAGATGATATATTAGCCGTATTAGAATACGATACTACTTTACCAACCACCTCAGGCTCTTGGAGTGGTTCTATTATAGACCCCGAATATCAATATGCTACACTTAAATTTACTGTTGATAATTTTGTAAATTCTGCTAGTGTAACCTTACCATTTTATAACAATGATTGGTGGTCAGTTCAAATTAATAGAACTGCTCCTGAAAAT